TCAGGATAGATGGTTGAGGGAAAATTAGCATGACAGTGCTGCCAAATTGTTTCCATGTAGCCTTGAGCAATTCCCTTCTTTGCGCAGTATACCACCCATTGAATCTTTGAAGTCTCATTAGAGCAGATTTTAAGGAGATCATCTTGACTTTTATTCTTTGTATGGGGGCAATGAATCAGGAAAGAACCCTTCAATTTCATCTTCAATTAATGGTCTTACAAATCTTAATGGGTTTGGATCACTCTTTCTCACATACATTCTAGCCTTTTGAGGCTGGTTCAATTTGAGGATGTTTGGATGGACACTTCTCCAGTCAAAGTTGTTGTTAGTGAAGCTTCTTTTCTCAATCCATTGAACCATAGCATGAATGTGTTCAGCTCCATCTTGGTGTTTCTCAAGTGCAATGAGGACGTAAGCTGGTTTGGGATCACAGCTCAATAAGTGGTTGAGAAAGAACTTCTTGACACCGTCCACTTGGCATAAGTGTTCGGTTGCTTCATCCCACCAAAGTAGTCCATGTGCTGTTTGTTCAACACCTGCTCTTTCTAGTTGTTCCATAACTCGAGGGTAGGTGAGCATCACACTGGTGACAAAGTCATGTACCTCAAGGTCATCTTGAGTTAAATCAATCACTGGTGGTTGAATGATTTGGACTAGTTCTTCTTGTGCGGTGAGGTCAATAGTGCTCATTTCAGTACTTCTTACTGGTTGGGGGGTTGATTTTTTGGCCCCCTTATATAGACTGAAAAATTTTTCACACAGGGGGTGTGAAATATGGGATTGGTTTTCTGTGGAATGTTCTAGAAGGTTCTAGAACATTACGTCATCACCTATAGTTTTATATAGTTTCCCGGCAAGCATTAACACCTAGCGGTGGTTAGCGCGTAGCGTAACCTCCGCACCCTAAGGTTAAGGATTAGGGGTTAAGGAGGGTTCAGGTGCGTAGCACTTCCGGAAAGTCCTATGATGCTTGTCCGGGGTCCGGTGGCTTAGAAACTAACGCGTTAATATTACCGTTAGTTTCGCGGGGCCGGGGTTTGGGAAACCCCCGGGACCGCTTCCGGGCGCCGCAGGCAGGGGGTATTTATACCCCCTCAACAAGCTGAGTACCCTTGTTTGAAGGTTGTTATGGTAGTTACACGTTCAGGATTTAATTCGCAGTTTGGACCACAGTTTAAACGTGTTAAGTTTGGTGGTCGTAGTGCTAGGAGAACTATGGGAAGTGCGTTTAGAGCTATGAGGAGTCGCTACTCTGCAAGAGTAGCGAGTCGAGCTGGTGCGGCTGTAGCTGGTAGAGCTGCAGCTGGAGGGCTTGCAGCGGCAGGTGCAGTTGGTGCTGGAGTTGCAGGTCTTGGATATGGTGCGTATCGTGTTTATGATTACGTTAAGAAACGTAATGCGCGTCAGCGGGCTATGAAGAAGCCCGCTGCTAAGCGCACTCGTTGGCATACTACTGGGGGCTATGGCGGACGTGTTAAGGTTCGTCGTCGTGGAGTTGCTACCCAGTGGGATAAGTTTAACAAGAATGGTGTGGTTTATGTTAACGAAGTTATTGGAAATATGAGTGACCCTAATTCTGTTTATTTGATGAACGAAGTTGTCAATTGTAGAGATTTGATCTTTTACCTGTGTTGTGCGATGCTTCGTAAGCTTTTGGAAAAAGCTGGAATGCGGGTCACTGGCTTTGATGATGCCGTGTTTTCGCCCAATGCAGGAAACGTGTCAAGTACAGGGTACTTGATACGTTTGGTGAAGATTAACAATCTGACTGGTGTACAGGTGACTTCAGATTTTACTATATTGGCTGCTACTACTTTTGGTTCATTGTGTGCTAATTATCGCAATGAATTTGAGCAGTATGCTAGTGGTCATGGTGAACTCAGCAATGCAAACATGGATGAGTTGTATAAGTTTATTGTGTTGTTTGGGAATGCAGAGTCGCAGGATATGCGAGCTGAAATGTTGTTTAATGAAACCTTTATGACTTTCACTGGCAAAAGTGAAATGAAGGTGCAGAACAGAACCAAAGCAACTGGTGGTTCTGAGGATGCAGAAAATGTTAACAACAATCCCCTAACTGGAAAGACTTACCTATTCAAAGGGGTGCCAAAGCCAAAGGCTAATGGTTATGTAGTTGGTGGAGCCAATGGTGCGTTGTATCCTTTTGAGCGTCTTCGTTATAATGAAGCAATTCAGAAGTTTGGTGGTGGTACTGCTGGCTTTGATGCCAACATGAAGGAACCTCCAAATCCTAAGTTATTCTGGAATTGTTATAAAGCTGGCAAGATTCATTTGGAACCTGGACAGGTGAAGTCTTTTGTTATTAGTGAAACACACAGTGGAAATGTTCTTAAGTTACTTAAGAAGTTCCGTTTGCAGTTGGATGCGGGTGCAATTATTACTACCTATTCCGCTTTTAAGGTGCAGATGATAGCTTTGGAGGATTTGATCAATGTTAATGCAGCTGAAAATATCAGTGTTCAATTTGAGCTGGAAAGAACTCTAGGTGTTATGTGTTATACAAGACAGAAAAAGTATTATAAAAGTCAATACTTGTTGTCTGTTCCTGCTTAATTCTGGGGGTGCAGGGGGTTTCCCCCTGAGTGGAACAAAAATTGGTTTTAAATAAATTTATTAAATGAATGGTCGGTTTTGGTGGTTGATAACCATTTTTTTCACACGTCTCTCTATCGCTCCGTCGTCGACGAAGGGGTAGGCGTTGCAGGTGAATATTTTTTGGATGCCCTGAGGAATGTGAGCCACACGATAACGAATGTGAATGTCTCTAGGATTCTCACGGTCAACCAAGTGTATTTGAGAAGTTCTAGGTAAGTGTTTGAAATCGACATCATCGAAGATGATGGATTTGTGGTAACCTATTTTTAAGTCTTTCAAGCGGTCTAAGTGTGACACAAATAGAGCAGGCTTGAGGGCATATTTTTTAGCCCAGTTGGTCTTACCACATCCAGCTGGTCCGAGAAGGACAAGTGATTTCGAAGAGTCATCCACCCAATTGAATTCCTTGAGAGATTGATACATCGTATCATTCTTAGGGGTGTCAGGATAGATGGTTGAGGGAAAATTAGCATGACAGTGCTGCCAAATTGTTTCCATGTAGCCTTGAGCAATTCCCTTCTTTGCGCAGTATACCACCCATTGAATCTTTGAAGTCTCATTAGTGCAGATTTGTAAGAGATCATCTTGGATTTTATTCTTTGTATGGGGGCAATAAATCAGGAAAGAACCCTTCAATTTCATCCTGGATTAAAGCTCTTACCCATCTTAATGGTTGAGGATCGCTCTTGCGGACATACATTCTAGCCTTTTGAGGCTGGTTCAGTTTGAGGATGTTTGGATGGACATTTCTCCAGTCAAAGTGGGTTGAAGTGAAGCTTCTTTTTTGAGTCCATTGAACCATAGCATGAATGTGTTCAGCTCCATCTTGGTGTCTTTCAAGTGCAATGAGGATGTAAGCTGGTTTGGGATCAGTGGTCAACAAGTGATTGAGAAAGAACTTTTTGACACCTTCAACTTGGCATAAGTGTTCAGTTGCTTCATCCCACCAGAGCAGTCCTTGTGGTGTTTGTTCAACACCTGCTCTCTCTAGTTGTTCCATGACTCGAGGGTAGGTGAGCATCACACTGGTGACATGATCATGAACTTCAAGGTCATTCTCTTGAGTGAGGTCAATCACTGGTGGTTGAACCACTTGGACTAGTTCTTCATCGGAGGTGAGGTCAATAGTGTTCATTTCAGTACTTCTTACTGGTTGGGGGGTCTCTTTTTTGGCCCCCTTATATAGAGAAAAAAATTTTTCTTCCCAGGGTAGTGTACTTATGGGTTTCTAAGTTCTAGAACATTCTGGAATGTTCTAGAACATTACGTCATCACCTATAGGTGGATATAGTTTCCCGGCAAGCATTAACACCTAGCGGTGGTTAGCGCGTAGCGTAACCTCCGCACCCTAAGGTTAAGGATAGGGGTTAAGGAGGGTTCAGGTGCGTAGCACGTCCGGAAAGTCCGGTGATGCTTGTCCGGGGTCCGGTGGCTTAGAAACTAACGCGTATAATATTACCGTTAGTTTCGCGGGGCCGGGGTTTGTTAAACCCCCGGAACCGCCTCCGGGCGCCGCAGGCAGGGGGTATTTATACCCCCTCAACAACCTGAGTACCCTTGTACTCAGGTTGTTATGGTGCAAACACGTTCAGGAAGGAGTTATGGAGCCAATTCTGGTGTTTATGGAATGGAGCGTTTGCAAGCTCAGAGACGAAGAAGAATGGTGCGTGGTGCTTTTAAGGTGATGCGTAGTCGTACTGCTAGGAGAGTAGCAGGTCGTGCTGGAGCTGCTGTTGCAGCTAGAGGCCTAGGCGCCGCAGGCGCCGTTGGCCTCGGTGTAGCTGGTGTCGGATATGGTGCATATCGGGTGTATAATTATCTGAAGAACCGTAATGCTCGTCAGCAGGCTTTGAAAAAGCCTGCTGCTAAGCGTGTTCGTTTTGATACCAATGGAGGTTATGCTGGAAGAGTTCAGAAGCCTACTAGGAGAGGAGTGAGAACTGGTTTTGATCAGTTTAACAAGAATGGAGTGGTTTTTGTGAATGAGGTTATTGGGAATCAGACAGATCAAGATTCGGTGTTTATTTTGAATGAAGCTGTTAATAGCCGTGATGTGATATTTTACATGTTGTGTGCTATGATGAGACGGCTTTTGGAAAAAGCCGGATGTCGTATTAGGGGTCATAATGATGCCATTATGACACCTAATGCTGGTAACGTATCGAGTACTGGGTACTTGGTGCGTATGGTTAAGATTAATTTGTTGACTGGTGTTCAGGTGACTCATGATTTTACTATTCTTGCAGCAACAACTTTTAAGGCGTTGTGTGAGGATTACAGGAATGAGTTTGAGCAGTATGCTACTGGTCATGGTGAGTTAAACAACCAAAATGTTGATGAGTTGTTTAACCTTTTGTTGTTGTTTGGGAATTCAGAGAGTCAGGATGTTCGTGCTGAATTGTTGTTCAATGAAACTTTCATAGATTTCTATGGGAAGTCTGAATTGAAAATTCAGAATCGTACTAAGGCTACTGGAGGTTCTGAGGATGCTGAGAATGTTAATAACAATCCGTTGCAGGGACGAACTTATATATTTAAGGGAGTTCCTAAGCCAAAGGCCAATGGATACATTGTTGGAGGTGCTAATTCTGGTACTTTTGGATTTGAGCGTTTGTTGTTTAACAACGCTATATCAGTGTTTGGTGGAAATAGTGGTGGAATGGATCCTAATTTCAAGGAGCCTCCTAGTCCTAAATTGTTTTGGAATTGTTTTAAAGCAGGGAAGATACGTTTAGATCCTGGGC